AAAGATTTATTAAACTGTTCATCATAATCAATATATTTGTGAAGATCAAACTCTTTCGGTAATGTAGATATAAAAGATATCACATTTTCATGGAGTGGATTAGGTTCTTTCAATGTAATAAACTTAATCTTATCACCTTCATTGACCGCCTCATACTTCACTAGTTTTCGTTTCTTCAATTGATGATTATATAATAAAGCACCTCTTACATGAATCGGACAAGACTTTTGATATATGTCTTTTGATGAAGTATATTTTTTAAGATTATTACAAGAACGAGGATAAGCAATTTCTTCTGGTTGTAACTTTTTGAAATGAACTCTAAAGTCATCAATGAATTGAATCAATGCTGATTCATCTTTAGTCATAATCACTTTCAATGCCTCTTTAATTTTGATACGACAAGGGGCAGGAGTTGAACTCTTAACTGCTTCAATGCCCATAATTTTTAACTTAGGATCTTTTAAATCAACACCTTCTTCATTAAACACATTCAGAATATATCTTTTCTTGGCAGTCCATATACCTTTGTTTGCAATCACTTCTCGTTTCATAATCATTTTTTGTTCATATGCATTAACATATTTAGCAAGTCTAGCAAAACTCGAATCAATAAATGGTTGTAGTTTTTCTTCACAGAATTTATCCATAACTTTCACAATCTTTCTAGTGTCAGATTGATCTTTGAATATTCTACTCACAACTTCACCTAATCGAATATAGATTGAGTCAGTATCAGAGGCAACAACATAAGATACATTTTCTGTTTTGAGTAAATTATTTAGAAACTTATTCACATCATTTTCAATCCATCGAATTGTCAATTGACCTGCCATTGTAATACCTTCTGCATGGCGAACATCAAAATATCTAAAATACTGATTGCCAATAGCACCGTAAGCACTATTCAATGCAATCTTTCTTGCCAACTGTATGTTGTGATTTTTTGCAATATCATTCTTTAATCTTTCATCACCAGTTTCTTCATACAAAGATTTTGCGGCTAACATCTTATTCTTATAGATAACTCTTTCTTGATAGAGTTTATCCATCAACTCTGGAAGAAAACCTCGTTTGTCTGTTCGAAATTGAGCACCGTTAGGAGTTATAGTTCGACTATCTAAATCAGATAGATTAACCTTTTCATTTAACATATCTACCACATTTACTTTACCTGGATCAAACCCGACCATAGTCTCCGGCGATATATTATACTGCATAATTAAATGCGGATACAAACTATTTAAATCAAAACTACAAATCCAATCGTGAAAACCTACAACAGGATCTTTTACATATGCACCTTCAAAGCCATCAGACTTTTTAGATTCAACAACTGCAGGCACAACTACATTCTTTTCTTTTAAATGATTAAAGATAATACTATCCCACATACGAACTTGACCAAAGCAATCTTGATAATTAACTTTTGCCTCATATGCCATTGTCAAATGTAATTCAATTAGTTTCATTTTATCTTCTAACTTGTCAACTAATTCTACATCTTGAATATTGTATTCAATAAATCTTTGATAGTCATTAGAATAAAACTCTTTGAAAGTATCATATGGATTTTCATTCTTGTTTTCACCTACTTCTACTTCACCAATGTAATCTAGTTTATAACTCTCACGCCTAACGAAAGTGTGTTTACGATATAGGTCTAGATAATCTAAAGTTGCAATGCCAAGTAAATCAAAATACTTTTCTTGTCTATTATATCCTAATCCTAGAGCAGTACCTTCATTGACAATACCCCAAGGACTAAATTGAGAAATGTATTCTTCGCCCATGAGATTTTTAAATCTATTCATTAGATAAGGTATATCAAAGAACTTAACATTCCAACCTGTAACCACATCAGGTTTATAGAAGTTCCAGAATTCAGCAAACTTAGCAATCATATCTCTTTCAGTTGCACATTTTTTATAATGCACATCTGGTCGATCATTAACAAAGTTGCCCATACCAAAAACTAGAATATTTTTTGTTGTACTATCTCTTACTGTAATTGAAATTAAAGGTTCTTCTGCCAGACTTGGATCAGGAAAACCATTCTCACTCTCACACTCGATATCAATTGTAAGAATTCTAATCTGTTTTATATCCCAATCAATCTTATCTGAAAATGTATCTGCAATATATGGATATTGATATCTTGTATTACCAAAATATTCGAAGTTGGTGACGCCTTGATATTCTTGAATCCACTTTTTTGCTTCAACAATACTATCGAATTTAATTTTGTCTAAATTACGACCATCAAGTGTCTTGTATTTTGATTCTTTTTGAACTGGAATGAAAAGGGAAGGTTCATAATTAAGTCTATACTTTTTGCGAGCACCATCTTCATTGACACCACGAACTAGAAGTTTGCCGTGATAGGGTAGAACGCTGGTGTAGAATTTCATATATCTTATTATAACAAATTTTTAGTGTTTTGTAAAGCGAAAAACTTAATTATTCCACACTTCACGATTTTGTAGTTTTACGAGAATCTTCTCGACTATACTACCTTCAGTTTTTAATGCTTCTTCAATACCGATTAAACCTGGCGTTGAATTAACCTCAATAAAATGTGGACTATCTTTTTCTCTATTCTTTGCAGGAATAAAATCAACTCCAACAATCACACCTTCAACTGCCTTGGCAGCTCTAAGTGATTCTTCTGCCTCTTTAGCAGTAAGTTTATGTGTCGTTGGTTCAGAACCTTGTGATACATTACTTCTAAAATCACCCTCAATAATAGGTCGTTTCATTACACCTATGATTTCTTCACCACAGATAATTACTCTTACATCATACTTTGTTGGTAGTTTCTCTTGTAGAATAATATCTATGAATTCATTTTCTCTATACAATAACTGTACGATTGATTGGCAAGAAGCAGCACTCTCTACTAGAATAACACCAACACCTCTTGAACCAGAACCTGTTTTCAAGATGATAGGAAAATCACTATCTAATTCTTTTAGTGCATTTTCTGATCCTTCTGAATGTAATACACGAACTGTTTTAGGTGTGTTTATTTTATTTCTCTCAAAGATAATCTGATTCATCCATTTGTCTGAACATATATCATGGCATTCTGCTGAATTGATAACTGCAAAACCTCTATGTTCAAGGTCTTTTGTCATAGCATACCAAGAACGATTACCACTTACACCAGGAGTACCTAATCCTCGTATCATTATGATTGTATTTTTAGCATCAATCTCAAATGGTTTATCGTAAACAATATCTTTTTTAGGATCAGGTTCTGCAACTGCACCACCTTTTTCAACAGGAAAACTATTCATGTATAGTTTATCATTTTCTTCACTAACAAAAGCACCTATGAACTCGGCAAGTAATACTTTAATGCCTAGTGCTTTAGCTTTCTCTCTTATTAGATCACCTGTCTTATTAGGGTCGTCAGCGTCATCATGGGAAAGTATAACCAAACGATATGGTTCTTCTACTTTCTCCTCAGAAATAAATTCTTTAAACTTCGGTGCCTTCATCTTCTGGTTTCTTACCTATGTTATATTTTGCTTGTAAATCCCATTCACCTTTTTCTTTAAATGCAAGAACTTTAATTTGTGATAATGGTGCTTTCTTTTCTGCAATATCTTTATTTAAAATAGCAATCAAACCCCAATCACTTAATAATTGAGCAATCGTATTTCTTCTTTCACAATCATTGTCAGATATGTTTGCTTCTTTACCATCTAAAGCAAATAACTCTTTAAAATGGACTATAAAATATCTACCTTGTTTGTGTAATATGTGGCAAGATTGAAATAACTTTTTGTCTTTTCTAGACGCCACGCCTATTCTTGTTAATGTTTCTCTAACTTTGAGAAAATCATCTGGTTCTTTTAACTGAACTTCGAGCATTAACTCTGGTTTCCAGTTGTCTACTAATTCATTCATTTTGTCCCACCTTTGAATAACTTTTCTTTAATTAATTTAATTTGTTCCTTGGTGAGTATATCAAGAGCGGACTTTGCCTTCTCATTATTATATCCATAATACTCTTTTACACACTCAATGTCTTTCAATTTAGACGCTCTAAGAAAAGGACTAAACCTCTTCTTCGCTCTAATACTATTTAGTAGAAATTGGAATTGCATATCTTTATCTAAGAAGTGATTACGATTTACTTCATTAGCAAGCATTACAGTATCAGAAAAACCTGATAATATCTTATTGACTATAAATGTAGGATACTTTTTGACCCAGTCTTTATCTTCTGAATCCATTAGATTCTTCTTTGTAAAGTTTATAGCATTTAAATATTCTTTTAATTCATACATTATAATATCTTTGTTATTTTTTCATTTGCAAACTTACAATAATCTTGATCTATCTCACAACCAACATAATCTAAATTATAATGTTTAGCAACAACAGCTGTTG